GGTAAACATGTTTATCCTACAATTTGTTCCAATCAATATATTGATTTGGAAGTGAGTGAGGGATATAACAGGCGCCAACATATGTCTGGTGAGAACTTTTTAAATGGGCCTACTCTATGTAAGCGCAAACCTAGAAAGCCTTACCAGAGCATATATAAGCATATGCCTACAAAGGACAAGCGTGCTATACTATCAAAGTGGCAGGAGAGATTATTAAAATCTCAAATGCCAACTAAGAAAGTGTACAACTTGACTATTGATGTATCAGATCCTAGATATTATTCTAAGAAGCTGAATGCATTAAGACTCACAGATGAAGTAGAAGATAAGTGGCAGTGTGATTTAGATCACATTCCCATTAGTCAGAAGAAGAAACTGAGGAGACTAATGGCATCAGTTAATGAAGATGAGGGGTATAGGAATCCTTTCACGGAATCTTCTAATTCAGAGAAGCTAGAGAGTTCGATACAGATTGACAATGCTATGAAGCGCTTATCTACTAAGTTGCCCATTGATCTTGTCACTAAAGTGTATCGACATGCCACTGGTAATCATATCGGCGACGATGAATGGATAGAAGAGTTAGTTATGCAGAGGCAACAACAGAACAGAATGAAAAACTGTAAACGTCAGATTAGGAGGAGGAAAGCTCTTTCTCTAAATAGAATCAAGGCGCTGAACAAGTTTTGTATTAAGCACTTTAAGAAAGTTGCTTATAAGGAATTCTTGTGTGCTGTTGTTGAAGATGTCTGTCGTATGAAGATATCACACATTGGCAAGTACAATAGTGTGACTTCATATTTGCATAGGTATTGTCCTAACGATACTATATTGTACCCTATCCCATCATTTTACTTTGATGAGATGACTGAGGTGTTTGAGAAACATATTGGTTTAACAGTACAATCCCGTGAACAGTATAGCATGCCAGTTAGGATGTTTCTTGAGGGATTAGATATATTGAGAGATCCGGAGAATTATGATTACACAAGTGTAATAAATTTTTCTGAGAATTTGATCACTACTATGATCTTGATGAACCATTCTAAGAATTGGCAGATTGCGCTATTGAATCTTAAACAATGGATCAGCATGACATTTGGCACCACTATATGCGGTACCATATATACATGGGTTGAAAATTTGTTTGAAGATGAGATACAGGTGCAAGCTGGCGGTTATGACATGTTCAAGCAGTTATTTACTGATTGGAAAGGTATATATAATGGTGAGTTTATGTCAAAGATAAAGAAGGCAATAGCGTGCATTGTTGCGCTTGGATTTTGCACTTTGAATAAATTACCATTCTGTACTGATAGCTTCAGTAATGAATACAAGAGAGGTAACTTCGAGTCACGTTCATATCCTGATTTAGTCACGTGCATATTGGATACTATAATTATGGTATTTGAAAAAGCACATAGCTGGTTTAAGGGTGAGTGTGATTTCTTAGATATATTCCGGTCTCCTTCAGCGTCATATTCATATGACGTTGAGATGGCTTTTTTGAGAGCCAATATTTCTTTGTATGAAGAAAACAAACTTTGTACATTAAATATGGAGAGGTATCAGTTTGAGGAAAGAGCGCATGAATGTATTAGATTGACTAAGGCATTTTATGAGCGTTCATCAGGACCAGAGCGGCGGATCATGCAAATTAATTTGAATGATCTTGCACGTATACAGACCAAAATGCTGTTAGCTAATCAGGCAATGAGTATTAGAGAAGCACCATTTACATATTATTTGTATGGTAAATCATCTATAGGTAAAACAGCAGTGGCAGACATTATTAACAATGCGTTGTTAAGAGCCAATGGACTATCACCAGATCCAAAGTTTCAAGTTAGTTTGAATCCAGCGGATAAATATCAATCTGAACTTGAGAGTTGGATAATACTGATTAAGATGGATGATATGTCTAACGAGAAGGTTGAATACTCTGAGAATAATCCTGGACAGATGGTTGTTGATTATGTCAACAATAATCCGAGACATGCTTTAAAAGCAGATGTTGATTCAAAAGGCAAGGTTTTAATACAACCGAAGATTTTGATGGCAACTACTAACGTTAAGGATGTTGAAGCACATGTGAAGAGTAACGAACCTCTATCTATTATTCGCAGGTTGAATAAGTGCGTAACTATGGAAGTTAAGCCAGAGTATAGGAAAACAGGCACACATATGCTTGATCCAGCTAAGATGGTTGATGTAATCAATGATGCTTGGTGGTTTCACGTAGAGGAACCACAGGCAATTCATACAGAACAGTTGGGTGCAACTCCTTTCAAGTTTGTTACTGTCAAACATAAAGGCAAAATGCTGAAAGGTATTGGAATGAAAGATTTGTTAGCTTATCTAATTGATATATCTAAGATTCATTTCATTGAACAGAAGCGTTTGGTAGAAAGTGTACAACGTGTGCAATTAACTGATTTATGCCCCCATGGGACATATCATCAGTTTTGCGACGAGTGTCCTGACATACCATTGGAAGTTCAATCTAGGTTTTCTGATGAAGCATCAAAGATAGCTATGGAACAACTTAACAAGGTACATAGAATGTGGTTTGTAGTGATGGAGTATTTACCCTATCATCTTTTAGAAGGTGATGGATGGTGGTACTATTCACGCACTATATTAGGTTGTACATTGTCATGGTTCATCGCCATGTATTATCAAGTAATAGTATTGGTAATGTTATTATTGTATATGTTATTTGGATCGTGGTTTTTCATGTTCTTCTTTCAGACCTTCACCACGTATGTAATATCTCGTGTATTAGAGAAATGTTGTAAGAACATTGATAGGATACACAAGAATTGCAAGACAGTAGCCCAAAATACTATGAGAGTATTAGAGCCAGTTGTTAAACATAAGTATTATGTGGTAGCTGGATTAGGTACTGTTGGTATTGTATTGTTGATAGCAAAACGATTACGACAGGTATCGCCGGCAATAGCAGCTGTAATAACAACGCAGGGTTCAGCATATATGACACCTGCCCCTGATAAGGAGCAGCGTGAAAATGTGTGGGTGAAACCTGAAATACTTGTACCGCCCCGCACTGTTGAGGTATCTACCACCACATTGGAGCAAATGACACACATAGTGAGTAAAGCTATATCAAATGCCACGTTTAGGCGTGACATTGATGGCAAATACATTGAATGTTGTGCATTTCCTATTAAAGGCAATGTGTGGATGGTCCCATATCATGTTGTAATGAAACAATTTGATAGTGTGGAATTGGTACGTAGTAAGGGAGATATCAATGATAATAGATTATGTCGTATAAATCAACACAGTTGGGTAAGAATATCAGATACTGACATGGTATTAATATGCTTGCCTTCCGCTGGAGATGTTGCAGACATGACACCCTATTTTCCTGATAGTGCCTCATTTTACTGTGAACCCGTTAGATGGATTCATAAGGACAATAAGGCTGATGTAGCTACGGATGATTTCTTAGCTAGAATGGAGAAGGTGAAGTTCAATGATTCCATTACTGGTCATACATATGAGTATGAAGGATGGAATTATGTGATGTCACGACCCACACAAACTGGTTTGTGTATGGCAGCTCTGATATCTAAGGGCAGGTTCCCATGGATCTTAGGATTTCATTCCGCTGGATCTTGTGGGACACCCCATGCGAGGGGTCATTTCGTATTGAAGTCAGATGTTGATAAGGCATATGATACGCTGTTTAACAGATCAATAGGGGATGAGATGAACATTAATGTGCAATGTCACAGTAGTGGTACAATGAATTTGGATTTTAAAGAATTCAACATTGAACATACTGGTGAGATGCATTATAAGTCACCTTTCAACTTCATGGAAAAATCTGGATGTGCATTACTTTATGGTAAGCATACTGCGCCTCGACGCACTTTTAGGAGTAGTGTTGAAGATGCGGTAATAGCTAAAAGTGTGTGCGAGAGATTTAATGTGCCAATGATGTATGGGAAACCAAAGTACATTGGAAGTTGGAAACCTTGGCATGATGATGCTACTAAGCTATTGCAGCCCACAGACATGAATTTAGATGTTTTAGGGCATGCATATGCTGACTTTGAGAAGCATATATTTGCGTTTCTTGACCAAAATCAGGAATACAAGGATATATTATCTCCTATGTCAAGAGTAGCAACATTATCGGGTGTGGATGGTTGTCGCGGAATAGATGCTATTAAATTAGCGACTAGCGCTGGATTCCCTCGTTGTAAGCCTAAAAGTAATTATGTATTTGTTTCTGAAGAGGAACATGAAAACATTACTAGGCCATTAGACGTGAGTCCAGAAATTTGGGCAGAGGTGTCCAAATTAGAGGACGTGTTAGCGAGAGGTGAGCGAGTGTATTTTATACATAGAATCAACCTAAAAGATGAACCCACTAAGCTTGAAAAAGATAAAGTGAGAACGTTTGCGGGATGCTCCTTGGAGTGTTTGATTCTTATTAGGATGTACTTTTTGCCTATTGCTAAGATGATGATGGATCATCCTGATGTGTTTGAGTGCGCAATTGGTATTAACGCTCATGGTCCTGAGTGGACTGAGTTGACCAATAGGATGATGAAACATGGTGCTGATAGGACCATAGCAGGAGATTACAAAGATTATGACACACGAATGTGGTGTTATCTTGTTTTGCTTGCTTTTGGCATATTTATTAATATTGCCAAATGGGCCGGTTACAGCGACAGGCAGATCACTATTATGCGTGGAATAGCCACAGAGCTTGCTTATGGTTTGACGGATTACAATGGTGAATATGTCATGTTCTTGATTCAGAATCTTTCTGGTCATGGATTGACAGTTTTCATTAATAATCTCGTCAATAGTATATATCAACGATATGCGTATTACGATATTTGGGCAGCATTGGCTTCGGGAGATAATAGTTGGATTAACGGACTCAAGCAACATTTAAATATGGATGATGCTGGGTTTGAGACGTTCAAGAGAGTATACATGTCTAACATTCCAGATGGTTATCCAAAACCATTTGCAGAGAATGTATCATTAGTGTGTTATGGTGATGACAATAAAATGTCAGTATCCAGAGACATTAATTATTTCAACCATTGTACTATATCATATTCATTAGGAAAGTGTGGTATTGGATATACAATGGCTGATAAGACTTCAGAATCAGTTCCTTTTATTCACGCAAGTGAATGCGGATTCCTGAAGAGACATGGTGTATGGTCAGAAGAATTTCAACAATTCTTGGCTCCTCTTGAACTCAAATCATTGTTTAAGACATTGCAGTCATCATTGGTAAGCAAAGTATTGTCACGTGAACAACAAGCTGTTGAGGCTATTGATAGCGTATTACGAGAATTGTTTTACCATGGTGAGGATGTCTTTAATGATTGGAGGTCTAAGTTAGAACTAGTGGTTGATGACTGTGATTTGAGATCATATTTCAAAGACCGTTCTTTACATACATATGATTATCTTAAATCAGAATATGTGAGGAAATATCTGTGCACCTCAGATATAAAGAACA